TGTTCACCTCACCACCAGCGGCCAACAGCAATACTATAACATGTTGTATCGTTTGTTCCAGGTAGCGTGCATGATGTCGTGCTTTTGTTCTTACAAACAAACGATAAAAATGAGATAGGGCAGCCAACAACAGAATATGCCGTATTAGAAAATGCCACCGGAAATGACCATGTATAATCGTTTCCGTCTGAATTGATGGAGTACCAGCAGATCTGTGTTCCGTCTGAAAATCTTACCCAGTTACTGCCGCTTGCTGCTACCGCCGAAGCACCCGCCGGGCCTTGTGGGCCGGTAGCACCTGTTGCGCCTCTGGCTCCCGTTGCACCGGTGGGCCCTTGCGGCCCCTGCGGGCCGGTAGCCCCGGTAGCACCCCTGGGGCCCTGCGCACCGGTATCTCCTTTGTCGCCCTTTGCGCCTTTCAGGCTGGCAATCCATGCGGCTTCACTGCCCGTGTATCCCAGCTGAACAGCCAGCGCATAGGCCGACTGGCCATCAAAGGTTCCGGCTTCTTTGGCCTGCTTCACGGCATTGGTGGCCGCATTGGCCGCGTTGGTGCTGGCTTTCTCTGCCCGGTCAGCATCAGCCTTCGCAGCCCCCGCACTGGTGGATGCCTCTCCAGCCTTGGCGGTGGCGGTGGAAGCGCTCCCCGCAGCGGCATTCATATTGGCGGTGACCGTTTTCACCGCGTTCTGCGTATCCGTCAGGATCTGCTTGGCGTTCTTCTCGCTGGCGGCGGACTTGGTCTCGCTGCTCTTGGCTGCCTCCGCGCTGTCCTTGGCAGCGGCAGCACTGCTGGTAGCTTTCTCCTCCAGTGCGTTGATGCGCTCCCTGGCAGCGGCCAGCAGCTCGTCGGTGGGGATGCCGGTCACACCGTCCCGCACGATGCCGCAGAGCGCCTCGTCCAGCCGGGTGTCGGTGATCTGGCCCGTAGAGATGCTGGTGGAGCCTGCCGGGCGGGTGATCTCGGCAAGGCAGAGATCGTAGATCAGCTCGGTGCGGGAGATGGCGGGGGCCGTGGGTGTGCTGGATGCCGTGCCCTGCAGCACCTGCAGGCTGGCGGCTCTGGCACCGGCATCATAGCGCATGACGATGCGGTCGATGCGGGGGAGAGACGGGTCGGCCAGCGGCATGGTCAGGGTGTCGGCCTCCCGCTTGGTGATGGAGTAGCCGGTGAATCGGCTGGGGTGCACCCAGCCACGGCCCGCCCCCACGGTGACCTTCAGCCCGCCTGCGGCTGTCACCGGGAAGTCCTCAGCTCCGCTGAACACACCCGAGGTGAGGCCCGCAAGGTATGCTGCCACATCTGCGGCATCGAAGTCGTAGCCGTTGGCGGGATATAAAACGATTTTGCTCAAAAGATCACTCCTTACAGCTTGCGCCAGACCGGCGTGCCCAGCCGCACGGTGCGGGTGGTGCTGTCGCTCTGGCTTTGGGTGATGACATCGGCCACCCGGACGGTGGCCTTGTAGCCCAGCTCCGGGATGGTGCAGTAGGCCACGTCACCGGGGGAAAGGCCCTCAGCATCGATGGTCAGCTCGATGGAGCCGGTACGGAGCTGCTCCAGCAGTTTATTCGTGCCCCGGGCCATGAGCCGTTCGAGGTAGGCTTGGCTTTTGGTAGTCTCGCCCTTTTCCTCGTCCGGCTGCACGTCCCGGGCATCGACGTAAAGCTCCCGCCGGTCGGCACCGGTGGCATCCGTCAGGCCCACGGTGACGGTGGCGCGGTTCTCGCCCTCGCCAGCACCCTGCACCACGGCCACGTTGGCGTAGTCGCTGTCACCAAAGGCCCACGCAGCCTGCTGCAGGTTGCCCCACTTGGTGGAAAAACGGTTGTTTGGGTCAGCGGTGGGCCGGTAGACCTCGAACAGTAGTTTTTTCTGGTCGTTTTTACCACTGAGCCGCACCCGGAAGCCCAGGTCACAGGCCGCGCCGATGGTCATCAGGTAGTCCATGATGCTGCCGCCGGAGGTCTGTGCAGTGTAGGTGGTGTCAAAGCCCACCAGCGTGCCCAGCTCCAGCTTGGGCCACGGCTGCATTGCACTGACCAGCCTGCGCATGGCGGCTTCGGCGTTCTCGTTCTTCACGATGGCGGTACAGACTCGCTTTGTGAAGACCCACGTCCCCGGGAAGCCGGTGACCACTAAGTTGCTGTCGGTGTTCTCGTTGCTCCGGTGGCAGATGCGCATGGGCACATCGCTGTCACTGCGGCGCAGCCAGCGGCCCTCCCGGAGAAGGGACAGGTTCTCCTCGGTGGGGCGCACCTCCAACGTGAACTCTCCCTCGGTGTTGTAGGGCTCGTCCCAGTAAAGGCTCACCCACACCTCCACCCGGCCCAGCCGGGCGAGGGTCAGTTCATCCAAAACATCCAGTGTCACGAGATCACCTCCGGCAGAATACCGCTCACCATGGGATAGAAGCGCACTGTCACCTGCAGGCTGGTCTCGCCGCTGTCGGCGGTGGCCTTGAGCAGGTTGTCTCCCGGGGCCAGCTCCAGCAGGTCAGAATCTTCATCCAGCAAAGAAAAGATATTCTCTTCCGTGCCGTCCTCTGTCCGCTTGACTGCCAGCTTGTCGGTGGTGGTGCGGTAGATCTCGATGATCTGCCCGGGGGTCAGGGTGGTCAGGATGCGGATGCTCTGACCCGTGATGATGTTCAGCACACACGGGTTGACCACCGCACCGTCGCTCTTGAGGGTGGCCGTGAAGGGCACCGCCAGCGCCCCGGGGTTATAGGCATTCAGCCAGCCGATTGAAGTGCGCACGCCGAACCGGTGGGGCTTGGAGTAATTCACCGGCAGCCTGAAGCTGGGCACAAAGCCGTTGATGCAGAAGCTCTGAGCCTGCAAGTTGTACCAGAAGGGCTTGGGGCAGAAGAGCATGAAATCCAGCACCGGGTAGGGGTGGATGCTCTTTGTGTAGGGGGTCTTGGAAAGCACAAAACGGCAGAAGAATCTATCCTCGAAGTACATTGTGCCGCTGGTGAAGTAGGGCAGCTTTTCCAGCAGCAGGGCGGCATCTGCGTCGCCGTGGGGGCTGTGGCAGTGGATGATGAGCTCACGGCTCACCCCGGCCACACTCTGGCGCTCCACGCTCACGCCCACCTGGTTCACGCCCTGAGCGGTCTGCACGTCCACGTCCACGCCGTTGATGGGGTCAAGGGAGTAGGGCGTGCCGTAGTCCCACCCGATGTCGAGAGTGGCCCCGGCATCCGTGACCAGCTGCAAATGGTCTTTGCGAAATGGCATTGTGGAGCCCTCCTTTCATCGTTTCTGGGCCTTGGCCCGGTCGGCTTCCCAGCGTGCTTCCCGCTGGAGGTCTGCCGCCGTCTGGGCCTTCGAGTGGATGTTCTGGATGATGGTGGTATCGCCCTCGCGGTGGTAGCTGCTGGCGGCTGCGGCCACCTGTGCCGTGCCGGAAGCGGCCACAGACCGGCTGATGGCCATGTTGTCCGACAGCACCAGAGAATTGGCCTGCCGCACCATCTCGGCCAGCTTTGCGTTTGCGGCCAGCAGGGCCTCGGTGTTGGCCTCCACAGCGTCGGTCAGGTCTTTGTCCGGGGCGGGGGCCGTCGGCGTGGTGGAGCCGGGCTTTGTGCCTGTGGTGGTCTTGGCGATGTCATCCAAACTGCGTTCCACCTTGGTCTGGATGCCGTCCACATAGGTGGTCACGGTCTTGTAGGAGCGCTCCACGCCGTCCACCAGTTTGGTACCTGCCTCGGTGACGGTCTTGGTCACCCTCTGGGTGATCTTGCCGGTCTCGTCCTTCAGCTTCTCGGTGAGCACTTTGGTGGTCACGGTGCTGCCGTCTGCATTGGTGGTCTTGCTGGTGTCGGTCATGCTCTCGATGACCTTCTGGGAGTTGGTGGAAGTGCCGGAGCTGCTGGGGTTGTTGGCAGCTTCCTGCTGCTTTTTTCGCTCGGCCTGCCGGGCCTTGCGGTCGGCAGCGATCTTGTTGGCGTAGTCCCAGGCCGGGTTGCTGATGTAGTCTATGGTGCCGCCATAGAGCCACGCGACACTGTTATACGCGCCGATGAGGCCGTTGATGAGGATGATAAAGCCTTCGATGCCCGCCGCCACGATGCGCATCAGGCCCTCGAAGAGGTAGCTCATAAAGTCCTCAACGCCCGCCCAGACATTCTGGAAAGCGTTGGCCACATCCTTGTTTTTGCCGGAGAAGTTCAGCAGGGCACCCACCAGCATCCCGATGAGGGAGATGACAAAGAGGATGGGGTTTGCGTCCATGGCGGTGTTCAGGGCGATCTGGCCCGTGGTTGCGCTGGCTGCGGCGGGCACGAACTTTGCCACCAGCCCCATGGCCAGTTGGCTCAGGCTCCCGAACACGCCGCTCAAAGCGCTGCCCAGCTGGTTCAGGGCCCCCATGGCTACGGCCTGAATCTGGGTCTGCTGCTCCTTGGTGCAGGCCTGCCAGAAATAGCTGGCCGCCCACAGACCCAGGCTCTCGAGGTCGCCATCCTTGAGGGCCGTTGCCAGCGTCTCGATGGCCCCCAGCGCATCCGTCTGGATGTCAGACTGGATCTGTTCCCAGCCCTCGGTGAGCTTGGTGCGGAACTGGGTGGTCAGCAGCTCACCCACGCTGCCGTACTGGGGCCCGGCATCCTCGATGGTTTTTGCCACAGTCTGTGTGCCGTCGGCGGCGATGGTGGTCACGGTCTTGACCGTGTGCTGCACGCCCTCGATGACCTCAGTGCCGGTGCTGGTGATGACCCGCTTGACCTGCTCGCTGCCGTCTGCCAGCGTCTCGGTGGTGGTCTGGGTGGTGACCTTGGCCCCGTCCACGAGGGCCGTCTGGGTCGCGGTGACCGTAGAAACTACGTCACGAACGGTCTCGATGCTCTGCGTGACCTTCTTTGTGCCATCTGCCGCTGTAGTGGTGATGGTCTTAACGTCCGAGAGGACCCCGTCCACCATCTGACGGCTGGTTTCGGTGACGGTCTGCTTCTGCTGTTTCGTGCCGTTTTTCAGGGTCTCATGGACCGTTTCGGTGGTACGGGTGACCCCGTTCTCAATCTGCGTGCTGGTGGAGGTAATGGAGTTCACTACCTCAGATGCAGCCTTTTTGGCGGAAGAACTGGCCTTTTTCGAGGATGCGGAAACAGCACTGGCCGCTTGCTCAGTGGTCTTTTGTGCAGCTTTGGCCTCTTCTTGCAGTTCCGTCCAGCTCTTGGTGCTGATGCCTTGCTCGGCCTGGGCTGCCTTGTGCCGGGCCTCCCGGTTGGCTTTGGAAGTGGCCGCTGCAGCCTGTGCATCCTTGTCTGCTTTGTAGTCATCGTAGCTGGAAAAGCCGGTATACCCATCCTTCCCGAGAAAGCTGTTCAGCTTGTAACTGAGCTTGTCAAGCCAGCCGATGGCCGCCCCAATGGCGCTCTTTGCGATGTTCGCCACAGCCTGAAAGGCCCCGTTCACGATGTTCCGGAAGGTCTCACTGGTCTGATAGGCAGTCACAAGGGCCGTTGCCAGAGCGGCCAGAACTGAAACTACAAGCCCGATGGGATTGGCTTTCAGGACAGCGTTCAATCCGGCCTGTGCTACAGCTAGACCGGTTACCCCACTTTCGGCAGCCTTATGTGCAGCGGCAAGGGCTGTGGTGGCTGCCGTCTGTACTACAGTGACGGCAGAGGTGGCGGTCAGGTAGCCTTTGTAGGTCAGAAATGCCACGCCGACAGAGGTAACGACGGTGATGACCAGACCAATGGTGTCTTTCAGTTTGGCCAGCTTCTGGTCATCCTCCGTGATGGAGACCACCAGCTCGTTGGCCTTGACGATGAGGTCGCCGAGAGCCGAGAACAGGCCGTCAGTCAGTTTGCCGGTAAGGGCAGCCACGTTGTCCTGCAGGGTAGACAACCGCCCGCTGAAGGTCTGGCTGGCTTCCAGCATACCGTTATAGAACTGCCCGCCTTCACTGGTGGCAGCTTCCACAGCGGCCTGCAATTCCTCAAAGCCCACCTTGCCGGCCGAGATGCGCTTGTACAGGTCGGACATGGATTCACCGGTGGCCTCGCAGATCTGATTGAGCGGGTTGAAGCCCGCGTCGATCATCATGTTCACGTTTTCCAGCGTGACCTTCTGGGCGCTGGACATCTTGCCATAGGCCCGGACAAGGGTCTGCATCTTGTCTGCGTTGCCCAGAGAAATGTCGCCCAGCATCTGCAGCACATTGGTGGTGTCGTCTGCCGCAATGTCGAATTGCAGCAGGGTCTGGGTGCCCTCAGTCAGATCAGACAGGGTGAAGGGTGTGGATGCTGCCATTTTGCGGATCTCTTCCAGCTTTTCGGCGGCAAGCTGTTCGTCACCCAGCATGACCTTGAAATTGGTGAGGTAGCTCTCCATGTCCCGGTTGTAGGACAGACCGCTCTTCACCACGCTCATCAGGGCATCGGCGGCTTTCCGCGCGAAATCGGCGATCATCTGCCCGGCGGCTACCGTCCATTTATTGACGCTCTGCTCTGCCGGGTCGCTGTTCAGCCGGACATCACCCGTAATACTGAAATCAGCCATTGGGGGCGCTCACCTCCTCATCATCGCCATGCCTGAGCCGCTGCAGGAAGGCGGCATTGTGGTCGGCCACCGTGACTGCCGTCCGGGTGTGCCGCAGTTCTTTGGGCAGGGCAAAGGTCTCCTTCAGGTCCTCGTACTGCTGGCGCTGCCTGCCCTCCATGCCGGAGGTGTCCATCGTGCGCCAGGACATGATCTTCGCCATGGTGGTTTCCTCCGGCAGCCCCCGCAGCAGAGCCAGAAACCGCCACCAGTGGATGCGCTCTGCCGTAAGGTCGATGTGGTAAGCCTGCTGAAAAGCTGCGGTCAGATAGTCCGCGTCACAGGCAAAATCCATGGCAAGCTCACCGGAACCGCTGCCTTTTCCGCCGGAACGTCCGGGCGGGTCGGCCCCGTGGTAAAAGCGCAGAAGGCTTTCATAGGCCTCCGGGGCCAGTTGGGGAGGAATCGGCTCCCGGTAGAAGCGCCGGAACGCTTCCCGCGCAAGGGCGATGGTATCCTTTTTCTCCCGCTTGCGCTGATACTGGTTCGACAGCCAGACCATGGGCCGAAAGTCCGAGTCGATAGCGCGGCCCTCCCACTCGGTAGGCAGTGGTTCCAGCAGGATGTCAGCCATGATGACGGCGGCGCTTTGCCTTGCGCCGCTGCTCACGGTTCAGCTGAGGAGCCAGAAGGCTGGGGTCAAACTTCTGCTTTTCCTGATTGGCAGCCCGGGTCAGTTCGGTCATCACGGTCAGGGCCTTGCCCAGGTCATTGCCGTCCAGCCCCAGAGCTGCCGCAGACCCTTTGCCCAGCACATCATCGACAAACGCTTCCACGATGCGGCACTGGCCGCGGATACCCTCGGCATAACTCATGTTAGGGGTCTGCTGTGCACGCTGACGCTCGGCCTCCTCGGCCTTTTCCAGCTTTGCCTTTGCCTGCTCCAGCCGCTCGATATCGTTGGCGTTCAGGCTGGAAAACGCAAATTCCTTATCAAAGATCTTCATGGTCGTCTCCTATCAAAAAAGCCCTCGCCGGTCAGGACGAGGGCACAGAGCTACGGGCAGGATCAGCCTGCCGCAGCGGTAGAATAGTCGAACTTGGCAGGGGTGCCGATGCCCTTTACATCGCAGGCAAAGGTGGCGATTGCGCCGGCAGAGCCGCCCACGTCGCTGGTGACGATGAATGCGGCTTCGCCCTTCTCGCCCTTGCCGGTGCGCAGGGAGAAATAGACGTAGGGCAGGATGACGCTCTGGCCGAAACCATAGATCATCTCGTGGCCCAGAATGAAGTCCTGGAACGCATCGCCCTTGCAGCGGTCGCCGTTGATGGCGAGAGTGCGCTGAACGCTGCCCTTGGTGGTAACGGGGCCGGTGCGGATGTAGGTATTGTCAGAGGTGGAAGCGTTCAGTGCGCCGCTGTGCTCCCGCACATGGTCGGCACAGACGGTCCAGTCCTTAACAGCATCCTTCTTGCTGGCCTCGGTGCAGATGGCCAGCACAAAGTCATCGGTGTTTTCGATGCCCTTGTAGTCGGCGCTGGGGGTGATGCCGGAGGCGGTAACAGCTTCAGTAACAGTCATGTTGAAACTC